GTCACCAGCCGGACACTTTGACCGTCAAAGGCGCTGACTACACCGTCGCAGCGGTTGAGAACTACGCCCAGAACGGCTACTATAGGGCGCTTTGCACAGTGCGGGCGGCGTCCGGCACGTGAATCGAAAAGGCGAGACGGTATGACCAAATATGCAAACAACGACACACTGACCAGCAGCGATGCGTGGGCGTGTTCCTGGCATCGCCGAGATCAGCGGGCATAGAGTATGGCGCCGCCAACTAACACTACCGCAACCGGCGGCTACCTGCAGCCAACCAATAGGGCGTATGGCGACATGCTACTCCATCCCGTCCACGACGTTATCGCGGGCTGTACGGGCATTGGCGAGTCGCTCATCCGGCCGCGCTGGCAGCGCGAACCGCCGCAGCGCCCGCGGCACGATACCAATTGGGTAGCGTTCGGCGTACAGACGATCAACCAAGACGCCTGGGCGGCGGAAGGCGAAGGCTTTTCGGCGCGCCATGAACAGATTGAGTTTCTGTGCTCGTTCTACGGCCCAGACGCCATGGACAACGTTGCGCGGTTCACGACGACCGCGCAACTGAGCGCGAACCTTGAGCTGGCCGAGTATTATGGCCTGTACTACGGATCATGCTCGCAGATCACGCCCGCGCCCGTTCTTTTGAACGAGCAATATTACAACAGATATGACGTAACAGTAGAGTATCGGAGACGTGTTGAATTAAGGTATGATGTTCTAACTGTATCGTCGACCGCGGTCGATTTACACAATGACGTTGGAATGCCTAAACAGCACGTGGTTATCACGGAATGAGTATTGGAGAAAGATATGAGTGAAGGGCTTTCAGTCAGCGACATTGTAAACGTCGACGTTAATCTGTCGCCGATCGCGGCGGGCACGCGCAACTTCGGTTCGCTGCTGCTGCTCGGCAACACGCCCACAATTGCGGTTGGCGAAGACCCGCGCGAGTACAGCCAGATGGAAGGCGTCGCCGCGGATTTTGGGGTCAACGATCCTGAGTACCAGGCCGCTGCTGCGTTTTTTGCGCAGTCGCCCAAGCCCAATTTTCTATACATTGCGCGATGGGCCGCGACGGCCACCGCTGCGAAGCTCAACGGTGGTTTTCTCGCCGATGCCGCGCCCGGCGACTTCACCGGTATCAGCGACGGCGAGCTGAGCATCGAGATCGACAGCGTACTAGTGACAGCAAACGTCGCTGATTCGACATCCATTGATTTGGCGGGCGAAACGTCGCTGAATGGTGTGGCGTCGGCAATTCAAACCGCGCTTTCGGCATTTTCGACCGGCACCGAGGTTATTTGGAATTCGAGCTTTTCCCGGTTTGAGGTAACGTCCGGCACGACAGGTGTTACATCCACTATTGCCTATGCCACACCCACTGTGGGCGGCGGTACCGACCTGGCACCCTTGCTTGGCCTCACCGTTGAATATGCGTCGGCACCGTTCCAGGGCGTCGATGCTCAGGAACTTGACCAGGCCGTGCAGGATCAAGCAAACCGGTCGACCGCGTGGTACGGTCTGGCGCTGGCGGCGGAGGCTACCGACGACGCTATTGTTGCGACAGCGGATGTTATCGAAGCGCAGGGCACGTCGCGCATATTTGGCGTGACGACCCAAGACCCGCAGACCGTCGACTCAACTATTGTCGACGACCTGGCCTCACGCCTGATGGAAGGCGGCTACGCTCGCACAGCAATTCAGTACAGTTCAAGCGATCCCTACGCTTTCGTAAGCGCAATGGGCCGCGCGTTCACCGTTAATTACACGGCGCAGAACACCGTCATCACGCTCAAATTCAAGCAGGAGCCCGGAACCCAGGCGGAGTTGCTGAACACAACCCAGGCGCGCACGCTTGCGGACAAGAATTGCAACGTGTTTGTCAAGTACAACAACGCTACCGCCATCCTACAGGAGGGCGTCATGTGCAACGGCGACTACTTCGATGAGCGGCACGGGCTTGATTGGTTGCAGAATTATATTCAGACAAACCTGTACAACTTGCTCTACACGTCGCAGACGAAAATCCCGCAGACTGATCCGGGCGTCAACCAACTCCAGACGAACGTTGAGCGGTCTTGCGCGCAAGCCGTCGTGAATGGCCTACTGGCCGCGGGCGTTTGGCAATCCACAGTTGTGTTCGGGTCGTTGCACACCGGTGATACGCTGCCCAAGGGCTACTACACCTATGCCGCACCGATCCGTACACAGAGCGCATCCGACCGAGCAGCGCGCAAATCACCCGCGATCCAGGTGGCGGCGAAGCTCGCCGGCGCGGTTCATTCCGTTGACGTTATCGTAAACGTCAACCGCTAGGAGACCACAACATGGCAACGTATAGTTTTGGAGACGTTAGCGCGACGCTGGCCGCCCCCGGCGCGTCCATCGCGCTTGGTGCCGGTTCGGCAAACGCGGAAGAGGGCATCACCCTGTCGTTCACCACCGACCGCAATATGATGACGATTGGCGCGGACGGCGAGGGCATGCAGACCAAGCGCCAGGACAAGTCCGGCACGGTCACAATCCGCCTACTCAAAACGTCGCCGACCAACGCGCTACTCAATACCGCGTTCACCGCCCAGTCTGTCGATTCAGCAATGTGGGGCCTCAACGTTATAACGGTCAGCAACAGCCAGGCCGGCGACCTTTGGGCCTGCCGCGAATGTGCCTTCGTTCGCATCCCGGATTACACCTATGCGCAAGACGGCGACACCGTTGAGTGGGAGTTCCATGCTGTGAAGATTGATCCAGTAATCGGGGCGTATAACGTATGACCACCGAAATCCACCACAAGGGCGCGACTTACCGGATCGACAATCTGACGGCATTTCAGCAGTTGCACGTATCGCGGCGTATTTCGCCGCTGATCGCGCCACTGCTGCCGATCGTTCAGGACTTGGAGAGTGAATCTGTTAGCCTAGAAGATGCCGCAGCGCATCTTGGGCCTATCACAGACCTGCTCGCGAGCCTCGGCGACGAAACCGTTGAGTATATTGTCAACACGACGTTGAGCGTTGTTAAGCGCGAGCAGGGCAACTACTATTACCCGATCTGGGCGAACGGTCAGCTGATGTACGACGACCTGACGATGGCGGACGGCATGCAGCTGGCCTACCAAGTCATTGTGGATCAGCTGGGCGGTTTTATCGACGGATTCCTGCAAAGCGCCGGGCAGGAGTCCGTGTCGGCGAAGACACCAGCGAGTACCGCGAACTAGGGCCGGAAGAATGGCTTATGCGCCCTGTGATTAAGGGCTGGTGCCGGTATGAGTCGCTAATCGACGGGACGGTGGGGCTGGAAGATATTGCGTTCATGAACGATATGATTGGAGCCTACGATGGCTGAAGAGAACGTCATGCGCAGCTTCGTGACGAAGCTGGGCTTCAAGGTCGATGATAATCAAGAGCGCAAATTTGACAAGTCGGTCGGCGGCGCGACCAAGCAGGTTCTTGGTCTCAAGACCGCACTCGCCGGGCTTGTAGCCGCGTCGGCGGCTGGGTTCTACAAGATCACCAACGACCTGAGCGGGCTCTACTTTGCCACCAAGCGGCTTGACGCTAGCGGCCGGAACCTGGAGGCGTTTGGCTTCGCCGCGGATCAGACGGGCTCATCGGCCGAGGCCGCGCGGGGATCGGTCGAAGGGTTAGCCGCGGCCATTCGCAAGTCACCCGGCCGCGAGGGCCGCGAGCACCAGATCCAAAACCTTGGTGTTGATACGCGCGACGCAGACGGTAAGATGCGGAGCACATTGAAGATCATGCACGAGCTGCTGGACGTGTTCGACACAATGCCCCAGTACAGGGCGGTGATGTGGGCTGAAGAGCTCAAAATACAAGAAAAGCTGATGCTCGGCCACCGGAACCTGAACGAGCAGTTCGAGAAATCGCAGCAGCAGTACAAAGACCGGTTTGATGAGACCATGGTCAAGAAACTGACGGAGCAGTCGCGCAAGATCACGAAGCAGTTTGATTTGATGGGGGCTAGCTTTAGGGGTTTCGCCTACACCGCGGCGCGATCGTTCGGCGAAGCTGGGGTGGTTGGCGTATTGAAGAAGATCAACGCGTGGCTCGCCGAAAACGGCAAAAATGTCGGCGATACTATTAAGCAATGGTCGGATAACATCCGCGCGTTTTGGGGCGATGCAACAGACGCGTTCGACGCCGTAAACAAAGCAACGTCAGGCTGGGCTTGGACGCTGCTAGGAATAGTAGCTACGCTGAAGGTGCTGACCGCCGGGCTCATTGGCGTGCAGAGTTTGATGGCTGTCGGCGCCGGCGCCGGCGGCTGGGCGCTCGGTTCGGCGTTTAATGACTGGCTTGAGAAGGAATTCCCGAATTTTGCCGCCGGAATCGGCAAGACAGTCGCCGGTTTTCTGGGGGCGTTCGGGCTGGGCATCCACGGAGGCAATAATGAGGATGTCGTAGGCGAGGGCGAGTCGGAGGCCGAGGGCGAACGATCTGAACTGCGCGCGACAGCCGCGGCACGGCCAAGCCCGGAGGAAGTAACCCAAGCCCGAAACATCGTCAAACAATCGGAACAAGATGACAGCACCGGGCCGCCACCGAGCCCGTCGGACAGGGCTCATGCTCAAGAGGTGCTCAAGCGAGATGCCCGGACAAGGCGCGAGGAAGCAGCCGGCCAGCACCGCACGAAGTATGACCGCGGCCCGGCGCCGGAACAGGCGCCCCAGGCCAAACAGGCCAAACAGGCAGAACAAGCTAATGTGCAGGTGGAGGTGGAGGTGACCCAGGCCCGCGCCCTACTTGAACGAGCGGATCAGGCAAACAAACTAACCCAGGCCCGCGCTACGATTGATCAGTACGAACGCGCAGAGATTGCCCGCGCAGAGTTGGCCCGAAAGGAGGCCAGCCAACCGCGCTTGGCCGGTCAGCCGAAGGCGCGCAAGAAGGGGGGCGTTGCGGACAAACTGATCAGCATCAAGAATCGTGTCTGGAATAGTACGTCCAACGTTGACAAGACGACGCGCTTGGCCGGGATGCTCCGCAAAGCGTTGCCCAGCCTGGACGATAAACAGATCGCGGGGATTATCGGGAACCTACAAAAAGAATCCAGCCTCGACCCTACCGCGGCCGGCGACGACAACGAACAAGGCGTTGCGCAGGGGCACGGCATCGCGCAGTGGGGCGCGCGCCGGCGCCAAGCAATCGAAGACGCCCTGGGGTTCA